ACCGCTCACGGCAGAGCCGGTGGCGACGCCGAAGATGGCACCAACCAAGAGTCCGTCGCCCGACGCGACGTCATAGGGTGCCGTGAGCGTGATGGTATTGCCGGGTTGAACGTAGTTCTTCATGGGATGAGGTCCTTCTGAAACGACGAAGGGCAGCCGAAGCCGCCCGTTCCGTCAGTCCAAGATTAGAGTTGAGGGTTACGCGCCGGCGTTCTTGTAAAGGCCGCGCCAGTCGATGGCCTTGGCGCCGAAGTCGAGCCGGCACTTGATCTCGACGCCGTCGACATCGAAGCCGTTGCGGGTCTCGATATAGGCGCCCTGCTGACCCTCCAGATACGCGTACTCGATGGTGTCGATCTGGGCAGGGTTTGCGGCGAGGTACCAGGCCGTGGCACTTGCGGTGTCGAGCCGGGGCTCGGAGATCGGCGTCAAGGTCCGGATCGACTGCGGAACCACGTCGCCGGTCTTCGCAGGCACGAGGTTCTGCGCGATCAGCTGTTCCGCCGCCAATTCGAGGGCGGCCGGCACGACCAGGAAGGACGGGCGGACGTTGAGTACCGTCTTCTTGTCGAGGCCGGTCTGCTTCGCCATGGAAGCGCGGCCCTCGCCCACAGTGGTGACGCTCAGAGCCGCACCGGTGCCGGCAAGGTTCTTGTGGGTCGCATGGAACAGCGCGACACCGTCGGCCATCGCGGCGTTCGCCGTGACGATGGCCCAGACCACGTCGCTTTCCAGCGTCGCAATCGCCGTCCCGTACATCGCGGGAATCCTGGTGAAGGCATCGAGATCGTCGTTGATAAGGACCTGACGCGTGATGCCGACCACGCGGTCGTAGGTCTCGATGCGGTAGCTTTCCTTCGACTCCGAGATCGTCCCACGCTTGAACTCGCCGCTCTCGCTGACTTTGAGCAGCTGCGGCGCCTCGCCGATCTGCACCCGGTTCATGGCCTTGAAATCGGTCGCGAGCACTTGCCGGCAGAACAGCACGAACGTGCGCGGATAGACGTCGTAGGCTTGCCGCAACGTCTTGTTCGTGACCGCCGAAAGGATTTCCGGAAAGTCGGAGGTCGAGTGCAACGCGCGCGTCGCGATCTCGTCGCGCGAGACCCCCCGGACATTGACGCCGGCATTGGCCAGGAACTCGCGCGCCAGCTCGAGCAGGCTCATCCCACGATATTCACGGGCAGGCTCGCTGAGCGTAAACAGCGTCGGGCTGTAACGATGAAGGAGGGCGTTGGCAACCGCATCACGACGGCTTACGCGCTCGTCACGTCCGCCGAACGAAACCGAAACGTGCGGGAACACGCGCGTGCGGTCGGCAGTCTCGGCAACCTTGTCGAGGATCAGCCGGCGCGCTTCGTCGATGCCGACGTTGCGCTTCACCAGATCGTCGCAAAAGGCACGCTCCATCCCGAGCCGGCCGGCGAGATCGTAGATCGTCGAGACCCGCTCGCGCTCGACTTCCTGGGCACGGGCAACAAGAGCCTCGGCTGTCGGGGCGGGCGGCTCCGGTGCACGGATCTCGGTCGGCGCCGGAGCAGGTGTGGCCGGACGGGCATCCGCTTGTGATCGCTTTTCCAATCCTTCCTCCTTGTGATCGAGAATCCCGGGCAAAGGGAGTTCGCCGGTCGCGTTCGGGTCGGGCGCAGCCGGCTTGGCCTGTGCATTTTCCATGATGTTTCTCCTGGGAAACGTCGCGTCATCCCGGTCGACGACGCAGGGCATTAAACGATCAACCGAGCGGAAGCCGGCCGCCGGATCGGCCCCGACCGGGACCGCAGAGATTTCGAAGGGAGTCCAATCGACGGCCCGCCACAGTTCGGGACCGTTCGACGGGCGCGTGATCTCGTAACGCTGGACCTGATAGCCGACCGACACCGCGCGCAGATGGCCGCTGCGGATGTCATTCCAGATCGGCGCAACGTCCTCGCGCTCACTGAAGCGCACGCGCGCAACGCCGCGTCCATTCTCGATGCGGGCTGTGCCCGGCACCACCGAACCGATCACGGCCTCAAGGGCGAAGCGATCGTGGACCTTGAGTAGCGGTGCCCCGGCATTGAGGCGTTCGAGATGGACCTGCGCGGGGTCCATGCTCAGCTCTTCGTCGAAGGGCTCGCCGAAGAAGGGCTGGCGCCGCACCCGGGCCCCCGCCGACCACACCACCTCGACCGAACGATCCTTCTCGTCGAGACTCGCGGGTAGCAGGTCCGCCGCCCGCTGAAGCGGCGGCAGATCGATCGTTCCATGCATGTGATTTACCCTTCGGGTGAAGCGCCGGTGCCGTCGGCCGCGGCATTGACGTTCATTGCGTCCTGCAGCACGCCGGTCTTGGTGACCTTGCGCGGGTCGCTGTCGAGCACGAGCCCGAGTGCGTCGAGCTTCGCGTTCATCGCCGCGATCTCGGCGAGCACCGCGTCCGGGTTATGGCCCTGGCGCGCGATGGCCTGGGCCAGCGTCATGGTCCCAGAGCGCATCGCGAGAAGGTCGGCCATCGCATCCTTGAGCGGATCGACAGCCTCGAAGCGCGGCGGCGACCATGCGACGGCGATCTTTGCCTGCGGCAATTTTCCGGCCGCCCAGGCTTGGGCGGTGAACCAGTCCCACACCGGCTGGCAGAACATCGGAATGAACAGTTGCCACTGGAGGGCGTCGATCATCCGGCGAAACTCAACGAGCCCGGCGCGGATCGACGAATAGTTGACCTGACTCAGGTCCCCTGTGAGCAGCTCATAGGGCAGCCGGAAGCCGGCAGCGACAATGTGCAGCTGTGCGCGCAGCCATTCGGAGACCGCCGCGGTCGTCGCAGGCTGGTTGAACTTGATGTCCTTTCCGCCGCGCGCATAGGCGATCAGTCCCGGTTCGAACTGCTCGACACGATTGCCATCGGCGTCGACGACCGAGGGCGCGATCCCCTGCTCGGCTTCGTCCGCGCCGAGCACGATGGCGACCACGCAAGCCTCGGTCTTCTTGCGAACAAGCTCGGCTTGGGTCCAATCATCCAGGTCGCGCAGCGCCCGCATGACCGGTGTGCCCCACGGCACTCCGCGCACCTGCGCGCGCTGCTTTTCGTAGACATGCGCGATGTCGGACGCTGGTACCGCTACGCTGTCGATCCGACGACGCAGCGAGACCACGTTGTCGCCGGGATGCTGGGCGGACAGCCAGTAGGCGCGACGGCGCCCGAGTGGATCGAACTCGATCCCCTGCAAAATGCGTCCGCTGTCGGCAAGATCGCCGTTTCGGCTCGCGTCGAGCAGGTCGCTCTCGATGATCTGCAGCTGCAGCGGCACCGCCAGGCCGTCACTCGGTCGGCGGGGACGGCGACGCAGAAGCACCTCGCCGGCCTCGACCAATTCACGGCAGGCGAGCGTCTGCAGGCCGTAGTAATCGAGTTGCCCGTCGGCATCGCATTGAGCCGACCAGGATTCCCACAATGCGTCGGCTTGTCGGTCGAGCTTCTCGTCGCCCGAAGCCGCACGCGGGATGATGCCGGCGCCGACGATGTTGTTTACGAGGACCGAGACGGCCTTGGCCGCGTGTGGGTTGTTGCGCACGAGATCGCGCATGCGGTCGCGCAGCAGCGCACCCGCGACGGCAATCTCCGCATCTGCAGACGTGTTGGGCGCGCGCCAGCCGTCGGTGCGCCGGCCACGTGCCGCGCCGTCATAGCCTCGTGTCAGCGCATCGAAACTCTGCCGCGCCAGCACGCGACGCACGGCCGCGCGCGGTGCGATCGCGCCGATGGCGCGATCAAGCCAAGTCGCTTCGATCATCAACGGTCGCCGCGCGAGAATCCGGCAAATCCCGCCACCGGCAGCGAGGCGGTCGACGATGCCGCAATCTCCCGTTCGATGGTGCGGATGCGCTTGAGAAGATCGTCGGCCGACCCGTACTCGACACTCCGCCCGTCATAGCTGACGCGCAGCGTTCCGGAAGCGTAGGCACGCCGGAGTGCCGCGAGTTCGGTCTCGGTCCAGGTCACTTGAGCCATCCCTTGTCGACGCCGAGCCAATTGGACTGCCGCTTGCCGGCTACGGCTGGCGGGCGGGCGAGCACACCCGCGGGCACCGGCTCCGCGCTCTCATCGCTGCGGACACGGTTGGTCTCTTCCGCCGCAGGTCCGATTTGATCCTCGAGGTCGCGCCACCTGGCTTCGGTCCAGCGATCGGCGCCTGCTATCCAAGCCGCAGCGCGGGCATAGACGCGGCAATCCAGCGCCTCGTTGCGCTCGCGCACCTTTTGCCATTCGAGTCGGCTGAAGCCGCGCCTGGTCTTCACTGTGATGAGCTGCTCACCGACGAGCTGCTTCACCCATTCGGCCTCGATCCCGCGTGGCAGGTGAATGAACCCAGTCGGGAACTTTCCGCCGGCCGCTATCTCTTCGTCGATCGGCGCACCGAGACGCAGGAAGCGATAGCTCTCGCTCTTGAAGGTCGCGACCGCGATCGTCCAAAGCCGTGCGCCGCGCCGCAGCTTGCGTCCGCCTTCGGTCACATCGACGAAGGTCGGTCCGACAACCGGAGCCGATCGGTTGAACCCTTCCACGCCCTTGATTGGGGCGACTTGCGCATGGCCTGCCTTGCGCGCCCAGGCATAGACGGCGGCCGTCTCATAGCCGGTGTCGATCGCGAGCTTCGCAAGGCCGAGCCGAGCGCCGTGCGCATGCGGCCAGGTCTGGTCGAGCAGTTTGCTCAAACTGTCCCAGCTCTCCGCTCTCTCGGGTCCGCCGTCGATCACG